CTAATGTTCCACTGACTTTCTTAGTTTTGACATTTCTTCTGCTAGTGTTTTTGCGTCCTGCCCTGAGTGATTGTATATATCTGCCGTTGTTTCATACTTGGCGTGACCGATGATACGCTGTAGCTTTTCAGGTTGCATACCGCAATCTGCTGAGAGGGTGGCGAAAGTGTGACGGCAACAGTGAGGCGTTATCTCTGTGTCATATTTCTTTGTTGTTTTGCCACTTTTTAGCTCTGTAACTGTCGGCTCAGGTATCACACCGCACTCGGCAAGTGCAGGATAAAAATTGCGTTTTCTGAAATTGTTTACATCTCCATTTAACAAAAAATCTGTCTTGCTTTCATTGTACCAATCTTGTACAAACGTCTTTATTTCGGGTATCTGTGACGGAAACGGCACAAGCCTGTCCTTGCCAGCTTCGGTCTTGATGCCGCCAATCATGTAGTTCTCGGCAAGGTGGACATTCTTTTTAAGTATCGTGAACACCTCGCCGATACGAAAGCCTGTGTAGATCATAAACAAAATGACTTGAACAGATCTATCCGAAGAGTGCTTCCACAGCTTTTCAAGCTCTTCCGCTGTAAAAATTCTTTTCTCTTTCTTAACCTCTTTTGGAAGTGTTATGTATTCAGCATAGTTTTTGTCTATGATGTCATTTTGGGCGGCGTACTTGCAGAGCTGTGAGCATAGCTGCTTGATTTTTGCGCATTGCGAACGGCTGAAACGTTTAGCACATTCGGTTATGCACCTCTGATAATCTGCTGTTTTAAGCTCTGACATCTTCCTGCCTGCGATACTATCAAGGTATCTCCATGCGGTCTTGTAGCCCTGCTCACCACTCTTTGTAAGGCTTTCAAAATGCTCGGAGCTCCAATTCTCATACGCTTGTGCAAGTGTTAGGCTGGAGTGATCTATGTGCGTAGAGTTGAAGTAACTATCAAGGGCGGCTTGTGCCTCTGCTGCCGTTTTGAAGCAGCCGATGTACTTTTCACCTGTGCCGGACGTTGTTCGAGGGCTGAAAACAACATAGGGGCGGTTTTTGTATTCAGGCTTGTATCTTATCGTGCCTGTACCTCTTGCTCTGCGACGTGTTTTTCTTTTAGTAGTTTCCTGCTTCTTGCCACAGTAGTTGCAATAAATAGAGCCGTCAGGAATTTCCTTACGGCATTTTTTACATAGCATATTTGCCTCCTATTCTTGACACTTCCCCGAAAGTGTGCTACAATAAAAGGGCAGAATTCGCCCTTTCTTAACGGGTTTGGGTGTGAATTTGAATCGAGCTGATACTGTCAATATCAGTTCACCTGTCCTCTGAGTGCTGTCAACGCTCGGAGGACTTTTTTTATGATTTTATTCTGTATTTTCTCGGTGTACGAACAATGATAGTTATCATATCATTCTCGTTTTGCACTATATCAATTACTTTCGCTTTGGTTATTTTGGAAATTGCTTTCTTCTTTGCCTTTACATTCTCGATATCATCTGAAAATTTTAATTTAAGGGTAAATGACAGTGTTTTGGTATCTGTATTTATATCTTCTATCCTTGAATAAATTCCACACTTTTCGAGATAAGCAACTAGCATTGTAGATGAGTTGGTCAAATAAGATCTGAATAAATTAAGCTTATCATCAAATGACTTTTCTGTTTTATCAACCATATGTGAAAGCGTATCTCTGTCCAACAGCTTTATATCATTCACCTGTGCAAGCTGTTTGGCAGGCTCGGTAAAATACTGATTTGTCATAACGGCACCTTTGTCACATTGGTAGTACGCAAGTCCGCCGACAACTTCTTGTATAGGGGTGTTGTCAAGTTTGTGATTGTATCGCTTGCATTGTATCGCATATCTGACCTTGTCTTTCTCTGCAATGACATCAACGCCAAAGTCACCGGAGCTTCTTGTGACCTTAACGTGTTTGTAGCCGTTGGCTTTCAGAATATCAGCACAGGCATATTCAAATTGGTGTCCGTCCATTTTATCAAGTTGTTTCAAAGTATACTTTCTGTGAAGCTTGCGGTAAATGGTGCAGACCATGCTTATGAATATGATAACGCCGATCACGATAGCAACTACCATAAGGTTATGTTTGGCTCGCTCGGATATGTGAGTTCTAATAAGGTCTATGATAAGAGCGATTATGCAGACAAATATCAGATAGCCAAATATAGTGGCAATACAGCCTGGCTCTGATTTGCGTTTCTTTTTACCCATATACGTTTCTCCTAATTGATATTTGAAGTATCAGCAGGGGATTTTATTTTAACACTCTGCCCTGAGCGTCAGTGAAGTTTCCCTGAAACAAATTTATCATATCAACTATTGCTCCAATAAAGAAACCTCCGAAAGTAAAGAAGTACAGCAAACCTGTGCCAGCTTTGCCTACATAAAATCTGTTCAAACCGCCCAAGCCTAAAAAGGTCAGCAGGCAAAGTATTTCAGCTGTGCTTTTGCTCTTAGGGCTTATCTGCTCAACAGGAGCTTGCGGTGCGACCTGCTGGACGTTTGTAACGTATGTGATGTGCTGAACGATATTGCTGTTATGCTCAACGTGGTTATCAATTTTCTGCGGCTGCGGCAGTTCGTGACCGCAATATTCACATACTGCTACGCCTGGTGCGTTTTCGCCTTTACAATTTGGACAAGTCATAATTTTTCCTCCCTATAAATCGACATTTGTAAACAATTTATTGAAATCATTTACAATGTCTTAAATTGGTGATATAATGTATTTGTAACCATACAGGAAAATTTCTGTGTGTTATCCCTGCCAGTATTTGCGGTGCTGACAGGGACTTTTTTTATATCACCCTGTTATAATATCCATACAATTCACAGACCTTGACCATAAAATCTTCGGTCACACCGAAAAACTCGGCAAGTTCCCATATTTCAAGGATACCATTTTCAAATGCTTCTATCAGCTCGTCCTCTGTGACGAGCTTTTTTATTGCCCATTTATCTGCACGAAACTCCATTCGAGAACGAAGCTCCAGCGTTCTTTCGTTATAAAATGCACCTGTTTCACAATGTCCCAGCTCGTGAGCCATTATGACAGTTTCTTCTGCTCTCGTGGTGATCTTCTTAGAGTCTACCACAATCGCACATCGTCCCCTATCACTAATGGATATGGACTTCTGCTCATTTCTTAGCTTTCCGTCAATAACTATAATGTCTCTGCCCTCCGCAAAATTGCGCAGTTCAGCACTATCCATATGTACCGCCTCTATTCTTTATTTTTCTTATCCTCTCTCATCTGCCGTGCTATCTGAGCGTAATGCTTTACGTCTGCAAGCACATCATCATCAACGTCTGCCGTCCCCCAGAGAGCGAACTTGATGTTATCGTCCATATCCGAACTCTGTGACTCGGTCTTATTGCCTGTCATGAGATAGTCTGTTGAAACGTCAAAAAGTTTCGCTATCTTTGAAATCGCCTCAGAGGAAAGAGTTTTACTTCTACCTTGTTTCAAATCTGTGATAGATCCTCTACTTACCATTGCTTCTTTACACATTGCCGTTATTGAAATTTTATGTTCCTTGCACAGATTTTCAATTCTTATGTACAATTCTGACATAGTTACACCTCAATTTTTGTGCAACCGTACAATCTTACGACATTCCGTAATAAAATTTAATTTATCTATTGACATTTACGGAGAAACGTAATATAATACAAACATAGACAGTACGGAAGAACGTAATAATTTATCTCACAAATACATTGTATTACATTTTTCCGTAAAAGTCAATACTATAATCAGTTGTATTTTTAAATATTGTGCAAAGGTGGTGTTAATTATTAGTGAACGTAAAAGACCGCTGACTGAGTATGGCGTGGAAGTCAAGGTACGTCTTGTTAAGCTCAATAAGACACAGAAATGGCTCATTGAGGAAGTCAAGAAGCTTCTTCCTGAAACTTATCTCGATACATCAAACCTGTATAAGATAATGACGGGTGAGATAAAGTCAAACAAGATTGAAGCGGCTATCAATGAAGTCCTTGACATTAATTATACTCAGAACGCTGAAAATGTCAACAGCTAACAGTCCGATTGAACGGACAGAAAAAGAGGAGGTACAAAAATGAAACTGTACAAGGTAACAACGACAGACCGGTATAATCGCAACTGGGTCTATACAGTATCTGCCGATAGCGAACGTGAGGCTTTATGGAAAGTAAAAGCGAACGCTATTAGTTCGGGTGAAACTGTCTTGACAATCGAGGAGGTGGACTAAATGCTCAGAGTGATATCATCGGTAGAAGCGGTGGAACAGCTGAAAGCCGCAGGCTTCAACACAAATGTGAACAGGCTGAACGCAGGGCTCAGACAGGGCGTGTATCCTTTTGGGTGTGCCATTAAGCTTAACGAGTATGTGTATGAGATATACTCAACTCTGCTTGACAAGTGGATAGCGGAGAGATCTGAAAGGACGTGAGAAAATGATAGCCGTGTTAGAGATAATCAGATGTGCCGCAGCGGTAGCGCTTTTGGTGGTGCTTGCAATGTATGTAGCGTACAGGTGGTATGTAAGCGTAAAAGAAACTGCCTACAAGGAAGCAGAGGAGAGCATTAAGCGTGCAGTGAGAGAAGCAGGTAGACCTGTGGTCAAGGTCGAAGTTGAAATGAAAGGAAAGTGGTAATGAACATTGTAGGAATACTGCTGATAACAATAGCTGTGCTTGCAGGCATAGATGTAGTGATGTATCTTGTGCTGAGCGTGGTGGATAGGCACTGGGAGAAACGTTTTGAAAACGAGGAGGATAAGAACAATGAAAGTTCTGATAGCTTGTGAGGAATCTCAAGAGGTCTGCAAAGCATTTCGTGCAAAAGGGCACGAAGCATACAGCTGCGACATTCAGATGTGTTCAGGCGGTCACCCTGAATGGCATATATGCAATGATGTTTTGGATATTATCAATGGCAATACAGATTTTTTTACGGGTGACGGTGCAGTACATACGGTAAATAAGTGGGATTTGCTGATAGCTCACCCACCGTGCACATACCTCTCAAACGTCGCAACGCGTCATCATAGTTTAAGATGTACAACGATTGATAAAATCAATATACGTACCTTAAAACGCATAGAAGCTATGGATTTTTTTATGAAGTTTGTAAATGCAGACTGTGGCAAAATTGCCATCGAAAATCCAGTCGGCGTTATGAATACCGCGTATCGCAAACCTGATTGTATTGTACAGCCGTATCAGTTTGCTGCAAACGAACACGATGTAGCTAACTATGTGCAGAAAAAGACTTGTCTGTGGCTTAAAAATTTGCCGCCGCTCGTGCCAACAAATGAACTACCAAAACCTAATCCGTTTGGATTTACAAAAAGCGGTAAACCAATTAATTTTGAGGAGGCACATGGCAAGATACCAGGGCTTGCCTGTGATAGCGATAGCGCCAAGGCACGAAGTAAAACATTTCTTGCAATAGCTCACGCCATGGCTGAACAGTGGGGAAATATTAAGGAGGATAACGATGATAGTGATGAGAGAGGTTTTTAAGAGGGACAAGCCCCTTGACAACGGCAGCGGAGCGGTAAGCCTTTGCGTGTTCCATTCAAATGTCAAGTCTGACGAGTGTGGTGCGCTGACAGTAACGCCAACGAAGGACTACTGCCGCAGATGTGCATTCTACAAGACCCGTGAGGATTTCGACAGAGGGCTTGGCGATGCCGCAAGGTCGCTCCGTGAGAAAGGGATTGAACCTGTTAAGAAGATGGACTATGACGGCAAGCAGTATATGAGCGTAAGACCTATTGAAAGTGAGGATAATGATGATAACGAAAGAGGAATTTGAAAAGGCGGTGGAGTACTGTACAGGATTTACTGCTAGTTGCGAAAATTTTTCGCTAAGCGAAAAAGATTTTAAGTGTGGTGTGTATTTGGCAGAGTACCTAAAAGAAAACGAGCCTGCACCTGCGGCAACAGGCACAAGCTCGGAGGTGGTATCAAAAGATACCGATAACATACACCTTAACGATAGCACATTGCTGGACATTTGTCAAGAAGGAATTGAGGAAATGGCGAAAATAGCCCTTGACGATTACCCAAACGAGTTTCTGACAGGATATATTGAAGCGTTCAAGGACAACATCAGGAGGCTGAGAGGCGGTGGTGGTAAATGAAAGGTTTACCGACACGCTGTGTAGACCCTGTCATGAAACGCTGTCAGGAATGTACTTGGGGATATTGTGAATATGGCGATGACGTGGAATGCTCTGCCGACCTAGCAGGCTGTTGCTTTGAAAGCGGCTGTACGTTGGGATTTGATAAGGGCAGACCTGAGGACGAACCGACAGATGAGGAACTACAAGAGTTTGAGAAGGAGTTTGAAGCCATCGAAAGGAGAATGAAAAAATGTCAGTAAAAATAAACTCACTTGAATTTGAGAACGTAAAGAAGATAAAAGCCGTACAGCTTGAGCCTGCAAAGAATGGGCTTACTGTTATCGGCGGTAAGAACAGGCAGGGCAAGACCTCTGTCCTTGACGCTATCGCTTGGGCGCTTGGCGGTGACAAGTATAAGCCGTCCTCTCCTCAGCGTGAGGGGTCTGTTGTCGAGCCGCATTTGAAGATCACCCTCGACAACGGTATAGTAGTGGAGCGTTCGGGCAAGAACAGCTCCCTCAAAGTCACCGACAGCACAGGTAAAAAAGGCGGTCAGCAGCTTTTGAACAGCTTCGTTGAGCAGTTCGCACTTGACCTGCCTAAGTTCATAAATCAATCAAGCAAGGAAAAAGCTTCAACTCTGCTGAAAATAATAGGAGTGGGTGATACGCTCTATGAGTTGGAGCATAAGGAACATTCCCTCTATGACCAGCGTACCGCTATCGGCAGGATAGCAGACCAGAAGTCTAAGTTTGCAAAGGAAATGCCCGTGTATGCAAACGTCCCTGCCGAGCCTGTTTCGGCTTCGGAGCTTATCAGACAGCAGCAGGATATACTTGCTCGCAACGGCGAAAATCAGCGTAAGCGTGACCAGAAAGAATACTACGAAAAGCAGTTGGAGATTGCTAAGTCCGCCTATGAGCGTGCAAAAGCAAGCTATGAAGCGGCAGTGAACAACTTCAAGCTTGCAAGCCTTGACGCACAAGACCTTGTGGACGAAAGCACAGCGGAGCTTGAAAAGAACATCTCAGATATCGAGGAGCTGAACAAGAAGATAAGAGCAAACCTCGACAGGGAGAAAGCTGAGATAGACGCTGAGGACTACCGTTCACAGTATACATATCTCACTGAGCAGATAGAGGACGTAAGGCAGGCTAAAACTGACCTGCTGGGCAGTGCCGACCTGCCCCTTGAGGGTCTTTCCGTTGAGGACGGAGAGCTGCTGTATAACGGGCATAAGTGGGACAGTATAAGCGGAGCAGAACAGCTTATCGTCGCTACCTCTATCGTGAGAAAGCTCAATCCTGACTGCGGTTTTGTCCTGCTGGACAAGCTTGAACAAATGGATACCGACACCCTTGATGGCTTCGGCAAGTGGCTTGAAGCACAGGGCTTGCAGGCGATAGCCACAAGAGTTTCCACTGGTGACGAGTGCAGTATCATTATCGAGGACGGCAGGTCAATGGACAACGATAAGGACGAAAAATCAGAAACGAAAACTTGGAAAGCAGGTGCATTTTAATGTATGAGATAACATCAGGAGTTGTAAGCTCCGCACAGAAAGTCGTGATATATGGTCCTGAGGGCATAGGCAAATCCACTTTTGCGGCTCAGTTCCCCGACCCTGTATTTATTGATACTGAGGGCAGTACAAAGAAGCTGAACATCAGACGTTTCCCTAAGCCAACAAGCTGGGAAATGCTCAAAAACGAGGTAAAGGAAGCTATGAACGGCAGGCTCTGCAAGACCCTGGTCATTGATACATTTGATTGGGCTGAACAGCTTTGCATTGAAACGATCTGCTCGGCACATCAGAAGAAAGGCATTGAAGATTTCGGCTACGGCAACGGCTACGTCTACGAGAAAGAGGAGATAGGCAAGTTCCTTAATCTCTTGCAGGAGGTAGTTGACAGCGGTATCAACGTTGTGCTTACGGCTCACGCTCAGATGAGAAAGTTTGAACAGCCTGACGAGCTGGGTGCTTATGATCGTTGGGAGTTAAAGCTCGGCAAGAAAACTTCTTCTCAGATATCGCCTCTTGTGAAAGAATGGGCTGATATGGTGCTGTTTGCAAACTACAAAACATATGCAGTAGCTGTGGATAAGGACGGCAAGAAGTTCAAGGCTCAGGGCGGTGACCGTGTTATGTACACCACACATCACCCTTGCTGGGATGCTAAAAATCGTGACGGACTTCCGTCTGAAATGCCTTTTGAATATAGTGGTATAGCTCATCTGTTTGCGTATACACAGCCTGCTGAAATGCCTAAGCCTGTGCCTGTACCGACAGTTCAGACAGCACAGCCTACACAGACCGCACAGACTGCCACACAAAAGTCGGACGAGCCTCTTACTGATCTCAGCGGCTTTGAGGACGTTGCACCGCCGCCTATCGTTATCCCTGAGGGCATACCGAAAGCGCTTGCAGACCTTATGAGAGCCAACAACGTAAGCGAATCGGATATACGTCTTGTGGTATCTCAGAGAAACTATTTCCCTTATGATACCCCTATCACAAACTATCCTGACGACTTTGTGCAGGGCTGTTTGATAGGTGCTTGGGAGCAAATGCTGCCGCTTATCAGAGAAAATCAGAAAGTACCATTTTAAAAGGAGGACAACACTATGGATAATTTTATGGAATACGGCTGGGAAGATGAGATAGTCAACGAGGGTGGGGACTTTGTCCTGCTCCCTGAGGGGGACTATGACTTCACCGTTGCAAAGTACGAACGTGCAAGGCACGAGGGGTCGGCGAAAGTGCCGCCCTGCAATATGGCAAAGGTCACATTCACCATTTGGGGTGCAGAGGACAGCGTGGAGATAACAGAGAACTTCTTCCTTTGCAACAAGTTTGAGTGGAAGCTCTCAGCACTTTTCTTGGCTCTCGGTCTGAAAAAACATGGCGAGCCGCTGAAAATGAACTGGAACGCTATCACAGGCAAAAAGGGCAAGTGTCACGTCTACGTTGACAACTACAAGAACAAGGACGGTGAGGACAGGCAGTCCAACAAGATTAAGAAGCTCTATGCCTATGACGAGAATGTGACTACCGTTCAGCCTGCTCAGACGCAGACACCACAGTATAGCCAGCCTGCTCAGACAGGTGGCTGGAAAGCCGGTGCGTTCTGATGATGAATTTAAGACCATATCAAAACGAGGCTAAGCTTGCTATACTCGAACAGTGGTCTGAGGGAATAAATAAAGTCCTTGCAGTTCTGCCCACAGGAACGGGAAAGACAATACTTTTCTCGGCTGTTACGGAAGAATGTGTGCGGCAGGGTAAGCGTGTGCTTATCCTTGCCCACAGGGGCGAGCTGCTCGACCAGGCGGCGGACAAGCTTATGAATTCAACAGGGCTTGGCTGTGCCACCGAGAAAGCAGAGCAAAGCTGTTTAGGCTCTTGGTATCGTGTAGTAGTAGGCTCAGTTCAGGCCCTTATGCGTGAGAAAAGGCTCAAAGGCTTTTCGGAAAATTACTTCGATACCATAATAATTGACGAGGCTCATCACGCTATCTCAGACGGCTATCAGAGAGTGCTTGACCATTTTCCTGAAGCTCAGGTACTTGGCGTGACGGCTACACCTGACAGGGGCGACATGAAGAATTTAGGCTCGGTGTTCGACAGCCTTGCATATGAATACACACTGCCGCAGGCTATCAAAGAGGGCTATCTTTCACCTATCAAGGCTATCACCATACCGCTGAAACTTGACCTTTCAGGAGTATCAACTCAGGCAGGAGATTTCAAGGCAAGCGACATAGACACGGCACTTGACCCATATCTTTATCAGATAGCTGATGAAATGCTCAAATACTGTAAGGAACGCAAGACAGTTGTGTTCCTGCCGCTGGTCAAGACCTCTAAGAAGTTCCGTGATATCCTTATCAGCAAAGGGTTCAACGCCGCTGAGGTCAACGGAGAAAGCACAGACAGAGCGGAGATACTTGAAGCTTTCGACAAGGGCGAATACAATGTGCTGTGCAACTCAATGCTCCTCACAGAGGGCTGGGACTGTCCGTCAGTTGACTGCGTTATCGTACTAAGACCAACAAAGGTGCGTGGGCTTTACTGTCAAATGGTAGGCAGAGGCACAAGACTTTGCGAGGGAAAGACAGAGCTTTTGCTGCTTGATTTCCTATGGCACACAGAACGCCACGAGCTTTGCAGACCTGCACACCTTATCTGTCAGAATGAAGAGGTCGCTGAGAAAATGACCGAAAACCTTGCCAATGAGGCAGGCTGTGCAGTAGATATCGAAGAGGCAGAAAAACAGGCAAGCGAGGACGTTGTGGCACAGCGTGAAGAGTCTTTGGCAAAGCAGCTCAAAGAAATGAAAACACGCAAGCGAAAGCTCGTTGACCCTTTGCAGTATGAAATGTCAATACAGGCTGAGGACTTGTCCTCATATGTTCCTGCTTTTGGCTGGGAGTGTGCTCCTGCTACCGACAAACAGAAAGCAAAGCTTGAAAAGCTGGGCATTTTCCCTGACGATATAGACAACGCAGGCAAAGCAAAGCTTATCCTTGACCGACTTGAAAAGCGCCGCAATGCAGGACTTACCACACCAAAGCAGATAAGGCTGCTTGAAAGCAAGGGTTTTGAACACGTCGGCTCTTGGAGCTTTGACAGTGCAAGCAGGATGATAGCCCGTATTTCTGCTAATGGTTGGAGAGTGCCAAGAGATATCGACCCGAAAACATACACACCTGAGAACTAAGGAGAAGTGAATGGATAACACAAATTTGCTTAAAATGCTTGAATACATAGACCCTGCAAGCTGTGATTATCAGGAATGGGTCAATGTGGGAATGGCTCTCAAACACGAGGGCTATTCCGTGAACGATTGGGACAGTTGGTCGAGGTCAGACAGCCGTTATCACAGCGGTGAGTGTGAACACAAGTGGCAAGGCTTTAACGGCAATGCTCAGCCCGTGACCGCAGGAACTATCGTGCAAATGGCTAAGGAACGTGGATACAGCCCCAGAGAGTTTCAAGCATATGACTGGGACGGCGAGATAGTTGCAGAAGAAAGCAGTCCCCTTGTAAACGGCGGTGAGGGCATACCGATCACCGAGCCTGCCCAATGGGATCCTGTCAAGGAGATAGTCACCTATCTTGAAACACTCTTTGAGGCAGGGGAGAACGTGGGCTATGTTACGCAAACGTGGGAAACAGAAAAGGACGGCAAGACCAAGTATCTGCCCACAAAAGGCTGCTGTGACAGGACGGCAGGGGAACTTATCAAGAGGCTTGGCGAATGTAACGGCGACATTGGTGCGGTGTTTGGCGACTACAAGGAAGAGGCAGGAGCGTGGATACGTTTCAATCCTCTTGACGGCAAGGGCGTAAAGAACGAGAATGTAACAGACTACCGCTATGCTCTTGTTGAAAGCGACAGTATGCCTATAGAACAGCAGAATGCTGTGATGAGAGAGCTTGAACTTCCTATCGCTGTGCTTGTATACAGCGGTGGAAAGAGCGTTCACGCTATCGTCAAGATAGACGCTCCAAACTATGATGAATACCGCAGGCGTGTTGATTTTCTTTACAAGGTCTGCAAGGAAAGCGGTCTTGACATAGATAAACAAAACCGCAATCCCTCACGTCTTAGCCGTATGCCAGGAGTTATGAGGAACGGCAAGAAACAGTTCATCATTGACAAAAACATAGGCAAAGAAAGCTTTTCGGAATGGAAAGATTACATAGAGAGTATCAATGATGATCTCCCCGACCCTGAGAGCCTGAGTGCTGAGTGGGATAACCTGCCTGAGCTTGCTCCGCCACTTATTGACGGTGTTCTCAGACAGGGTCACAAAATGCTCATTGCAGGTCCGTCAAAGGCAGGCAAGTCTTATGCACTTATCGAGATGTGTGTGGCGATAGCTGAGGGGGTCAAGTGGTTTGGCTGGCAATGCACCAAAGGAAAGATACTATACGTCAACCTAGAGCTTGACAGAGCATCTTGTCTGCACCGTTTCAAGGACGTGTACACCGCAATGCACCTAGAGCCTGAAAACCTCAACAGCATAGACATATGGAACCTGCGAGGTCACAGCGTACCAATGGACAAGCTTGCACCAAAGCTTATACGCCGAGCAAGCAAGAAGAATTACATTGCCGTGATAATAGACCCTATCTACAAGGTCATAACAGGCGATGAGAACTCAGCAGACCAAATGGCGCACTTCTGCAACCAGTTTGACAAGGTATGCACGGAGCTTGGCTGTGCGGTCATATACTGCCACCACCACTCAAAGGGAGCGCAGGGCGGTAAGCGTTCAATGGACAGAGCCAGCGGTTCAGGAGTATTCGCCCGTGACCCTGACGCACTTCTTGACCTTTCAGAGCTTGACATTTCAGACAGCCTTTACAAACAGCAGGAGGACGAAACTGTTTGCCGTATCTGTGAGAACTGGATGAGGAGATTTTACAGAAATACTGATGACCTTTGCTCACAGGACGATCTTGTTACGCCGTCAAAAATGCTTGAGATAACGCACAAGCACCTGCACCCGAACTCATACAATCTTATGATGACCGACATAGACAAGGCCAAGCTTGCGGTAAGAAACCGCACGGCATGGCGTATAGAGGGTACTCTGAGAGAGTTTCCGAAATTTGCTCCCCTCAATATGTGGTTTGATTATCCTGTTCACAGAGAGGATACCGTGGGCGTGCTTAAAGACTGCGAAGTAGAGGACATCGCACCGAATTGGAAAAAGAATTTCAGCAAGAAAAAGACCAATGAAGACCGCAGCAAGGAGCGCAAGGAGAGCATTGAAACAGCTTTCAGCGGTGTGCAGGAGAACGGCAAGTGCCGCATTTCTGAGCTGGCGGAGTACATAGGAAAGAGCGAAAAGACCGTTGGAAGATACCTCAAAGAGCATGGTGGCTTTTGGATAGAAGAGGGAGAATGTGGCTTAAAAGCTCAGTAGACAGACAAGACAAAATCGAATTTTTGAACTTTAGACAGACAAGACAAAATCGAATTTTTGAACTTTAGACAGACAGGAAAAAATCGAAAAAGTGTCAGGACAAAATCGAACTTTTTTCTTGTCGGACAATATCGAAAATCACCGAGTTTGTCGGACGGACAGACAAAGTATATTATATATAATATATTTTTGACCGCCTAAAGGACGGCGGTCAAAATATTATAAGCAAATATAAACCGCACCAGACACGAAAGGAGTAGACTTTATGCGAGGCAAAAACATTAATTATGATTTTTTGAACTGTGCGAGAAAAATGCCGCCGCTCAGACATACTACATCAGAAACTTTTGATATTACTCAAAGCGAGGTCGCAAGGTGGTTGGTATCTCAGCCTGATATAATGCAGAAGATTTTTGATATGGCTGCAAATCACAAGATGATAAGCTATGACCAAGCTACACGGACTTGGAGAGGAGCAGACAACAATGACTGAATTTTTTATGGCAATGATACCGCCGACAGCTACGGCGCAGGAGCACAAGGTGGCAGTAAGAAACGGCAAGCCGATATTTTATGACCCACCCGATGTCAAGGCGGCAAAAGAAAAGCTAATAGCAAATCTTTCTAAGTATAGCCTTAACACTCCATACCGTGAGGGCGTACGGCTGGTAACAAAGTGGCTGTTTCCAAATGACGGCAAACACAAGGACGGAGAGTACAAAATCAGCAAGCCTGACACAGACAACCTGCAGAAGATGTTCAAGGACTGTATGACAAAGCTTGACTTCTGGACAGATGACCAGCTTGTGGCGAGTGAGATATGCGAGAAGTTCTGGGCGGACATACCTGGCATTTATGTGAGGATAGAGGAGCTATGACGATACACGAGGTAAAGAAAAGTCTCGGACGCAGGGTAAGCTACAACGGCTCTGATTGCTACGAACTGACAGGGTGCATTATCCGCAAGAGCAGTAAGACAGGTCAGTTCTTCTATCAGGCAGAGATCGCTGACAAGACTTGTGGCAATACGTTGGTGTATTGTAGGCTGGAAGAGTTGAGGTGTGAGAATGAAACACGCTGACCACACCCTATGCTGGTGCTGCAAGCACGCAGTACCGACAAAGGATAAGATAACAGGAGAATACCTCACAGGCTGTGCATGGTCCATAGACCGCAGACCTGTCGAGGGTTGGAGGACATGTCAGCACAGAATGTACGAGGCTCAAAAGGGCGGTATGATACACTCGTATACTGTGACTGAGTGTCCGAGATTTGAGGAGGGGTAAAAGTGAAAAGCTATGAGGAGCGTACCAAAGACAATGAACAGAAGATAGCAGCTTTCCAAACTAAGCAGAAAATGCCGTATGAGTTCAAGGTCAAATACGCTGAGGTCAGAGTAAGGGAGTTCATTCGTGAATGTGACAAAAGAAATCTGAATACGCACATATCGGTAGGCGGACTTGACAGCATAACGCTTTTGAAATTTATACATGATTACTGTGGTTTCAGTTATGTTCCAGGTGTATCGGTATCTAGTCTTGAAGACAAATCTATTCAGCAGATACACGAGCAACTTGGAGTGATAAAGTTAAGCCCATACAAGTCAAAAATAGATATCATACGGGAATATGGTTTTCCTGTACTATCAAAAGAAACAGCCGCAAAAATAGAACTGCTTGCACACCCTACGGACAAGAACAAGACAGTTCGTCACGCTATCATAACGGGTGAAACGGGAGAGTATGGCGGTTTTCGCAAACATACAAGAATGCAGCTTTCTCAGCGCTGGCTTGAACTGTTTGGCGGTTACGAAAATGAAAACGAGGGTGTTGACTACAAGATACCGCCGTTTAAGGTATCATCACAATGCTGTTTCTGGATGAAAGAAAAGCCGTGTGATGATTGGGCAAAGCAACACAAGAGCGTGCCGTTCTTAGGACTTATGGCAAGCGAGGGTGGCAGACGTGAAAAATCGCTAATGCTTAACGGTTGCAATTACTTTGGCAAAAGCACGATACGTTCAGCACCATTTGCCATATTTACAAGGCAGGACTTGCTACAACTTGCACTTGACCTGAATGTGCCTGTGCCTACAATCTATGGCGAGATAAAACGTGACTTTGACGGAAAGCTTTGCACAACAAAAGCTCAGCGTACAGGCTGTTCAATGTGCGGTTTCGGCATACATATGGAACAGCGTCCTCACCGATTTGACAGGCTTCGTGAAAGAAATGAAAAAGAGTGGGATTTCTGGATGAACAAGTGTTGTGAAGATTCTGACGGCACAAAGTACGGCTGGGGAAGAGTTCTCGACTATATCGGTGTTGAATGGCGTGACAGAGTATTTGATATGAAAAATAACCAGCTTAGTTTGTTGGATATCGAGGAGGCAAAAGAATGAAAACACATGATCTGAAACTTAGCATAGAATTTTGTGACGCCGTTCTGAGCGGTGAGAAAACTTTTGAGGTCAGAAAGAATGACAGGGGTTTTCAGACGGGAGATCTGATAAGATTTATACCGACTGACGGAACGTCTTATCGTAGCTCAGACGGCACAGTAAGAGAACACGCAAAACATGAGATATCAGGACATACATACAAGATAACATATATCCTCAACGGCTGGGGAATAAAGAATGGGTATGTTGTGATGGGAATAAGAGAGGAGGGATCCTATGGAAAGAAACGACCCAATGACCATGCCACGCCTGAAAGCCTACCGCAGGAACGCCTCAGCCATTGAGGACATCAAGGCAGAACTTTCAGGCAAGTACGTTGCCGACAGTATCAGCGTATGCACGCCGCCGTCCTACACACCACACAGCACACGCATAGACGGCTTTCTACCAAGCGGTGATACACTTTCACTGCTGTGTGAGCAGGCACGGTTAGAGCGTGAGCAGAGGACTGTGGAGGAATTTATCAAGGGGATAGAGGACTATCAGACACGGCGAATGTTCGTGCTGAAATTCATCAAGGGTAAGACGTACTTGCAGATAGCTATGCAGGTGAGTGGTGGGAGAATCACAGAGGACGCAGTTGAAAAGAAGATAAAAAGATATATTTCAAAAAAATCTTGATTTGTCGGTTTTGTCGGTTTTCACTATGTTATAATTTAAACTGAGGAAAGTGTAGATGTACCTCAGACTTGTACTTTCATTGAAGTCACCTCCAATTTTCCAAGCCCCGTAAGGGGCTTATGCAGAACGTGAGCGCATGAGCTTGCGTTCTGTTCCATACGGTCAGTTGGTTGCCCGGAAAAGCCAACACATAATATTTGAACCGCCGCCAAGCTTTCGGCTTCGGGCGGTGTATGCAGGTCGAGAGTGTGCCAGCTCAACATCTGCTCCACCATTTACAAAACTCCTTAAATATATTCACAAGGGCGGCTGCATTTTGCGGTCGCTTTTGCGTTGTGTCGCAAAAGGTTCATAAATGTCGAAAACTTGAAGTATTGCATAAAAAAGGCAAAATGATTTTGTGCAGTAGGGAGAATTTTTGTTTATAACCTTGATATTTTATGCTTTATATGCTAATATATAGAAAATGAACAAAAGGAGGTTCTAAAATGGAACTTAGCAGAAAAGACAGAATAATACTTTTTAATCAGTATGAGATACTTAAACGCCTTGATACTGATAGCGCTGAACAATATGAGATATATCAAGACATTCTCGCACAGGGGTTTGAATATGAATATGACGATATAGGTCCGTCGTTGTTTGAAGTGCCACAATCAGTTTCCGAAAAAGTGTATGAAATTTTAGGTATGTTTAGACGTATGGTCTTCTCTTTTGACAATCTTGAAGATGTGACAGGCCTAGATCGTGAAGACTATATGTTCAGAGGCTTTGACGGAAATGAAGAAACAGAACATTATGTTTACGCTAAATGGCTTGTGAAAAATAATCACAAGTTTGGGGAATTTGAAAATTGTGAGTTTAATAGCCATTGGAACATATTGCCTAGGTATGAAGAAATGCTTGAAAGATTTTATGAAGTTACAAAGGATAAAGAAAAAGGTATTTATTCAACGAACTTATCTGCTGATGAATTAAATTATATCATTGACAAAAAATAATCTTACGAACTGCTACAACAATGTGGCAGTTCTTTTTATATTCCAAAACAACAAAAAATCGAGGTGAGGTGAATGCCGAATGAAAAGAATTTAATAGTTCCAAGCTCGAGTGAAGCTCGAAAAAACGGTGCAAAAGGCGGTAAAAAATCAGGTGAAGTCCGCAGGCGTAAAAAGACTATGAAGCAGGTAATGGACTTCTTGCTTGAACAGCCTGCCAATACCAGAGCGGACTATGAGTTCCTCGTTGAGCAGGGCATTGACCTTAACAGCCTTGACCCTGACTTCATAAATAATATGCTTCTTGTGAATGCGGCTCTTATGGCAAGGGCTAAACAAGGGGACGTTGCGGCGGTGAAAGAGCTGCGTGACATTATTCGTGATGACGATATGCTCAAACATAAGATAAAATACGATAACGCAAGGCTCAGGCTTGAAAAACAAAAGCTTGAGCCTGTTTCTATGCCTGATAAGGTGTACAGCGGTATCCCTGCGAGCCTTGTCGCTCCTGCGTTCTCGCCTGTCTTGTTCGATATTGCAGAGCAGGAACATTCCGAGTATGTTTTCCCCGGCGGACGTGGCTCGACTAAATCTTCATTCTGCGGTCTGAACGTTATCGACCTGCTGATGAAGAACGAGAATATGCACGTCTGTGTTCTGCGTGCTGTGGCGAATACTCTTAAAGACAGCGTTTATTCTCAGATACTTTGGGCAATATCTGCACTTGGTCTTGATGATGATTTCACCTGCACAAAGTCGCCCCTTGAGATCACACGCATTTCAACAGGACAGAAAATATACTTTCGTGGTGCTGATGACCCGCACAAGATAAAGTCTATCAAGCCGCCTTTTGGCTATATCGGCATCGTGTGGTTTGAGGAGCTTGACCAGTTCGGCGGTGAAGAAGCTGTGCGAACGATAGAACAGTCTGTTATAAGAGGCGGCGAGAGAGCATACAAATTCAAGTCTTTCAACCCTCCGAAGTCGGCTCAGAACTGGGCGAATAAGTACATCAAAGTGCCGAGAACGGACAGACTCGTTACCGAAAGCACTTATCTTACTGTGCCGAAAAAGTGGCTTGGCAAGCCTTTTCTTGATGACGCCGAATTTCTCAAAGAAACCAATCCCATTGCCTATGAGAACGAGTATATGGGCGTTGCAAATGGTACTGGTGGCAATGTTTTTGATAACGTCCTCATAAGAGAGATAACCGACAGCGAGATAGCGCAGTTCGATAACATCTATAACGGCGTTGACTGGGGTTGGTATCCCGACCTTTACGCTTTTGTCAGAGTACATTATGCCCCTGCTCAGCACACGCTGTTCATATGGCAGGAGTACACCTGCAACAAAACAAAGAATGTTGATACCGCAAAGCATTTGCTGGAGCTTGGGATCACGGCAAACGATCTTATCACCTGCGACAGTGCAGAGAACAAGTCTGTTGAGGATTACAGAGCATACGGCTTGCTTGCGAGAGGTGCAGAGAAAGGTCCTAACAGCAGGGAGTATTCATATAAGTGGCTGCAATCTCTGCGAAGTATCGTTATAGATAACAAGCGTTGTCCTGTGGCTTGCGAGGAGTTCATCAACTGCGAGTATGACAGGGATAAAGAGGGCAACGTTATAAGCGGCTATCCCGACGGCAATGACCACGTTATCGACGCCGTTCGGTATGCAATGGAAAGAGTATGGAAAAGGCGGGGTCAGTAAGCTATGGGCATTATTTCAAAAATAAGGGAGTGGATAAGCAGAATGTTTTCAAAGTCAGATATAAAGGGCGTTTACGGTATTGATATCGCCGTGACAGACAGCATGATAAGAGCTATTGACAAGTGGGATAGGATGTATGCAGGTAATGCAGCACCCAAGGGAGTTCACTCTCTGCGGCTTGAACACGCTGTTGTGAGGGAGTTTGCAAACACGGCTATCAATGAAATGACCCTGAAAGTTTCCAACGATAAGCTTGATGCCATAATGAAAAGCGCCCTTGAAAACATCAATAAAAATCTGCAAAGAGGTCTTGCAACAGGAGCAATGATAATAAAGCCGCTGGGTGCTGATAAGGTGCAGTATGTTCCGCAGTCGCAATTTATTCCTGTGGAGTATGACGTGAACGGCAGGCTTATAAAGGTCATTTTCCCTGAGATAAAACGCATGGGCGATAATGATTACCGCATAAGGCTTGAATATCACGCTCTGGACTATGAAAAAGGGCTGACTATCACAAACAGGGCTTTTCGCTCCAATGATGGGGTATCTCTCGGTGCTGAGATACCTCTCACGGCTGTTGCAGAGTGGGCGGAGCTTATCCCTCAGGTGGCCTATCCCCTTATGCTGCGACCCTCTTTCGGCTATTATGTCAACCCTATCGACAATACAGTTGACGGTTCACTTTCAGGCGTATCAGTGTTCGCAGGGGCGGAAGAAGTCATAAGAAAAGCTGATATCCAATTCGGCAGGCTCGATTGGGAGTTTGAATCTGGGGAGCGTGCCATAGACGTTGACGAGGCTGTGTTAAGACCTGTGACAGACCCGTTCACAGGCAAGAAACGTGCAGAAATGCCTAAGCTCAATGAACGGCTTTTCAGAGGGGTAAACGTGTCGGCTGGCACGAGCGGCGACTTTTATCACGAGTTCTCACCGCAGTTAAGGCAGGCGGATTTTATCGCAGGACTTGAAGAATACAAGCGTGAGATAGAGTTTGCTGTGGGGCTGTCCTATGGGGATATCTCAAACCCTCAGACAGTTGACAAGACGGCAACGGAGATAAAGTCCTCAAAGCAGAGAAAGTTTGATACTGTCACGGCGATACAGAATAACCTTCGTGTCTGCCTTGAAGACCTGTGCTATTCGCTGGCGTTTTATAATGGGCTTACTCAAAGCGGTTATGAGCTGTCTGTGAACTTTGAGGACAGTATCCTTGCTGATGATGAAACAAAGCGTGCAAGCGACCGTCAGGACGTTTCTATGGGCATTATGCCACTGTGGGAATACCGAATGAAATGGTATGGTGAGGACGAGGAAACGGCTAAGAAAATGACCTCCGACAGCACCGCAGAGGTAATAGAATAATGCTCAAAGCAAGCGAGATAGAGCGAGTTTCAATGGCTCTTGACAACCCCCTGCGTGACCTTGAAATGCAGATAATGGAGGATATTGTCCGCAGGATAAAGATAAACGGCGAGATAACACGTTCGGCGGATTGGCAGATATACAGGCTTCATGAGCTTGGAATGAGCAAGCGTGAGATAAAGAAAGCCATAGCCGATAACCTTGACCTATCCAAAGACGAGATAAAAGAGCTGTACAATGATATCCTGCAAAAAGGCTATGAATGGGACGATAGCATATACAAGACCAAAGGCAAAGCACGGATACCCCTTGAAGAAAATGAGGAGCTGCAAAGGCTGCTGTCGGCTGTATCGGAGCAGACTTCGGGGGAGCTTAAAAACATATCTCAGTCACTCGGATTTGCAGTAAAACAGCCTGACGGCAAACTTAAATTCACGCAGGCGGCTGACTTCTATCAGCAGAGCCTTGACAACGCCATAATGGGCATAGCGAGCGGAGCGTTCGACTATAACACGGTCATAAAGAAAGTCATTTCGGATATGACGAACTCAGGTCTTCGCACTGTGGACTATGCCACAGGCTGGAGCAACAGGGCAGACGTAGCCGCAAGGCGTTCGGTGATGACAGGGCTTTCACAGCTAACCGCAAAAATGAACGAGGACAACGCCCAAGAGCTTGGTACAGACTATTTTGAAGTCACTTGGCACAGCGGAGCAAGACCCTCTCACCAAGAATGGCAGGGCAAGGTCTACAGCAAAAAAGAACTTGAAACTATCTGCGGTCTTGGTACTGTGACAGGTCTGTGCGGAGCGAATTGCTATCACGATTATTACCCCTTTATCCCCGGCATATCTGAACGTTCCTATACAGACGAGGAGCTTACACAGATGAATGCAGAGGAGAACAAGCCTGTTAAATACGGCGATAAAGAGTACACAAAGTATGAGGCTTTACAGCGGCAAAGAAAGCTTGAAACTGCAATGAGAGCTCAGCGACAGAAGATACATCTTCTTGAAGAGGCAGGTGCTGATGAGGAAGATATCATCAACGCACGCTGCCGATATCGTGGCACTTCCCAGGAGTACACGAGGTTTTCAAAAGCAATGGGTCTGCCTCAGCAGAGAGAGCGTGTGAACGCAGACGGACTGGGGAATATGGGGGTGGGAAAAAACAAGATAGACTTGACGCAAAAAGATTATAGTGATATAATTGATATGAAAGGTAAGATGTCTGATATAGACGTGCGAAAGTGGTATAGACACCACAACAAAAATATCCCTCAGCTTATTGACAAAAGCAAATCTATTGAAGAACAGGCAAGGCAAGCTTGTGAACTGCGTAACAAGTATCGCTTTCAGGCAAGAGAGTTAATGGAAGATCAAAAAGCTCGTAAAACCCTTGACCAGACCGACCCTATCATTTCTTTTGAAGACTTGGTATCAGATAAAATGACACGAAAAAACATGAGCAGAGAAGAAGCTATAGCAGACACTTTGAGGACCGCTGTAAAAACACGAAGATCAGTAGATAAAAGGTATGGATTGGATGATAAGCAATGAAAAAATATGAATACAATATTTGCACGGCTGCGGACAAAGAAATTTTTGAAAAGCAATGTGCAGCATTGGAAAAGCATATTTCAGGCATTGAACGGTCCGATATGCTGACAGATGTTGACGGCTCACAAACGCAGATATACACATTAAACGGAAAGAAGATAATCGTACACAACAGTTATTATATTGACGCTGTGTACATTGATTCAGAAGTTGAACTTACAGAGTATTTCAAATGATAATTTTACCGCTTGACTAAGGTCGGGCGGTATTTTTATACCCAAATATCGGAACTAAGCACCTTAACAAGTGCTTTTTTCATACCATTTCGTCCTTGATATGACGTTAAACTGTCAGACTTTCACACCGCAGACAGAGCGGTATATAAGCTATGTAGAAAGGACAAACATATGAAAAACATTTTTGAGATCCTTGCCGCTCTGGGTATCGTTATCCCTGAGGACAAGAAACAGGACATCACAAAACAGGTGGCAGAAAATTATAAGACTGTGGCTGAGTTTGAAAAGGTGAAAAGCCGCCTTGAGGTGGAGCGTGATAACTATAAGGACAGCCTCGATACCGCACAGAACTCTCTCAAAGAATTTGAGGGCGTGGACGTCAAGGAGCTTAACGGCAAAGTCGCACAGCTCACCGCTGACCTTGCTAAGAAAGATACCGAGTATCAGGCGAAGATATCTGATATGGAGTTTGACGCTACCCTTGATAACGCTATCTCGGCAAGCAAGGCAAGAAACGTCAAGGCTCTTAAAGCTTTGCTTGATGTGGAAACTCTCAAAGCTTCCAAAAATCAGGCTGAGGATATCAAGACGGCTATCGAGAACGTGAAGAAAGATAACGATTATCTTTTTGAAAGTTCCGAGCCTATCAAGAACCCGGTTGCTCCCACAGGAACGCCTGCCGCAGGTGAAGTGAGCAAGGAAACCTTTGCGAAAATGGGGTATATGCAGAGGCTGGAACTTAAACGAACAGACCCCGAAAAATACGAACAGTTGAAAGGATAGGATATTATGAAAATGACAAATGGCATTAGAATTTCTATGCAGTATTTCGCAGAGCCGACAAAGATCACCGACCTTATCGATCCTGAGGTAATGAGTGACATGATCGACGCAAAGATAGAGTCTAAGATAACTGTATCTCCCTTTGCGAAGATAGACAGAACGCTCGTTGGCGTGCCCGGAGACACTATCACAGTGCCGCAGTACAAGTATATCGGCGACGCAGTTGATGTTGCAGAGGGCGTTGAAGCCGAAACTGTCAAGCTTGAAACAGACTCCACTCAGGCTAAGGTAAAGAAAGCCATGAAAGCGGTGGAGATAACTGATGAAGCGCTTCTCAGCGGCTATGGAAACCCTGCAGGTCAGGCGACTTCACAGCTTGCAATGTCTATCGCTTCTAAGGTGGACGCAGACAGCATGGACGCACTTATGAAAGCCCAGCTTATCTATGACGGCTCGGCTTCTGCTATCTCTTACAGCGGCATTGTTGACGCTGTTGACAAGTTCAATGAGGAGCTGAACACCGAAAAGGCTATGTTTATTAATCCTCATCAGAACTCACAGCTTAGAAAGGACCCGAACTTTATTTCTGCCGATAAGTATGACGGCAATGTGGTAATGACAGGCGAGATAGGCAAAATAGCGAACTGCCGTATCGTTCCGTCAAAGAAGGTTTCACTTAACGAGGCTATCCCGGAACAGTATGTGAGAGTTGACAGCGACGCAGAGGGTGCAAAGGAAGTCGTTGCGGACAGCACAGCTTCACCAACTGCTTCACAGATAAAGCTCGGCTCAGTAACGCCTTGTGCAGATGGCTACACTCCAAAGGTGGGTGACTATGTTGTAAAGAACGCCGCTGTTAAGGCTGGCACTTTCTACATATGCCCTATCATCAAGCTCAACGCTGATACTGAAACAGAGGACGAAACATCAGCTCTGACTATCTACCTCAAGCGTGACACCAACGTTGAAAAAGAGAGAAGAAGCACAAAGCGCTGCACAGATATATCTGCTGACAAGCATTACACTGTGGCTATTTCAGACCAGTCAAAGGTAGTGCTTGCAAGATTCAAGAAGTAAAGAGGTGCGGCAGTATGAAAGCATATGCAAGCGAGAGCTATTATATAGGCGTTTATCTTTGCGGCAGAGAGCCTGACATATCTGCCGCTTTTGACTTCTATGCAATGCAAGCCACAAGCCTTATGAAGCGATATACCCTTGACAACGTTGACGAGAACGATATCCCCGAAGAAGTGAAAATGTGCTGCTGCGAGCTTGCGGAGAATATCTTCAAGGCAGAGCAGGAGGGCGGCACTCAGGGGGTATCTTCCGAAAGCGTAGGGGGCTGGTCAAAGTCATATGAAAGCTCAGATATCCGCAGGCAGAACGCTGACAGAGCCGTTCACGATATCGTGTACAAATGGCTCAGCGGAACAGGACTGCTTTACAGAGGGGTGAGATAAATGCTTGCGAACAGCGATTGCACGGTGTATCTTTTCGACAAGCAGACAGGGGGATTTGTGCGGAAGTATGCAGAGAAAGTTTACTGGTGTGAGAATAAATCGGGAAGTATCGTGAAAAGCGGTATGCAGACCTCAGACAGCACAAGGGTGTATTTCTATGATGATAATGTGCCGAAAACCCCTGCAAAGGATATGCTTGTGAGAGGAAAATGCGAGTTTGAGTTCGATAATCAAACGCCGCAGAGCATATCTGAGAGCATGAAAATGTTCCGTGCGGAGTATGACTTTGTTACGGTAATGAGCATTGATGATTATATGTTCGGCGGTCTGCCACATATGGAGGTGAGCGTGAAATGAAGATAGGTCAGCCTATGGACAGCAGGGCTATCACTTGGGACAAGTCCTTTGCAGGCAAGTATTCAGAACGCTTTGATAAGGCTCAAAAGTTCATTGACGCCGAGTGCATAAGGCATATGGTGAAGTATACACCTACCCTCAGCACAAACCTGAGAAAGTCCGCCACAAGAGGCACTAAAATAGGCAGCGGCAAGATACAGTATCTTGCACCTTACGCACGCTATCAGTATTACGGCAAGCTTATGGTATCCTCTGTTACAGGGTCGTCTTACGCCCGACATGGAGAAAAGAAAGTGCTGACGGACAAAGACCTTGTTTACAGCACTTTTAAAGAGCCACTTGCCGGCAAGCTTTGGTTTGAGCGAATGAAAGCCGACAAGAAACAGCAGATACTCAGAGGAGCGGCGGCGATAATGGGAGGCAAAGCGAAATGAACATAATCAAGCTTGTGAAAGATATTTTGCAGCAGTTTCCGAAAATATCGGAGGTCTGCAACGATATCCATATCGACTTTACCGACGATACGCCAACCAATTATGGCTTGTCCTCAACAGGCGACAGCCTTATAAGCTCTGATATTCTGGGCGGACAGACAAGACAGCATAACTTCATTCTCTATGCCGTATATCAGTCTATGAACGACTTTGACCGAATGTCAAACAGCGGCGTACTGCTTGAATTGCAGATGTGGCTTGAAAGCTATGCAGACAAGCATAGAGATACCACGTTCACTACCATAACGGAGGACGAGGAAAGGACAGGCGTTCTTGAAAAGCTCACCTGTGCAAACGGAATGATATATGCAATACCAAATGAAAACACAAACGATACTGTGCAGTATCAGTTACAGATAGCGGCACAGTATCAGATATAAAAGGAGGAAAACATATGCCTGATTATTCATACAAGAGCGGAAAGCTCAACAGAAGTCATCTTCTGCATTATCTTGACACGACATTCGCAGCGGTCGCCTCATCACCAAGCTGGTATCTTCTCGGTAAGGACGTTGAGGACGCAAGTGTGGCACTCAACCCTGACACTTCCACAAAGAAGAATATCCTTGATGAAACCACAGTTGAGGACAACGGCTATGAGCCTGAGTTCGACCTTGACACATTCTATGCAAAGCCCGGTGACGCACTTTACGAAAAGCTCAAGGATATCATGATGAATCGTCTTACCGGTGACGCCTGCAAGACAAGCGTGCTTGAAGTCATCGTTGACAAGACCACAGGTGCGTATGACGCATGGACGGAAGATGTCATAGTCAAGCCGCAGTCTTATGGCGGACCACAGGGGGGCGTAAATATCCCGTTCAACTGCACCTTTGCAGGAAACAGAGTGAAAGGCTCTGTCACCTTTGCGGCAGGCGTGCCAACGTTTGCAAAGACTACGGAAGAATAAACTATATGGCAAACATATGAAAGCACTTCGTTCAGAGCGGAGTGCTTTTTGTTTGCCATAATACAGAAAGGACGATAGAAATGTCAATGCAGTCAATAGATTTTAACAGCGGCAATTACAAAGAGTACGCTATAAACGGCGACGAGAACAGAGTTATAAGTATAAACGTGTCAGACGTTGGTATCATCACCAGGATACAGGACGCTATGAGCAAGGCTGACAATATTGCAGAAGAAGTGTCAGAACGTGAGAAGAACGAGGACAGAACTCAGCTTCTCAAAGAGTATGACCAGCGTGCAAGAGAAATGGTCAATGACATATTTGGAAGCGATGTGTGTACGGCGGCGCTTGGAAGCGTGAACGTGTTCTCTGTGGCTTCAAACGGCAAGCCTGTGCTTGTGAACTTCCTTGAAGCGCTTCTTGCGGTGGTGGTGCAGGAGATAAAGTCAGCACAGACGGCGGCTCAGATAAAGCTCGAAGAAAAGGTGGAGAAGTACATAGCTCCCGTTGTTGCTCAGCCTGCGGTCAATGTGGCGGAGCTTTCTGACGAGGACAAAAATGCTCTGCTCAGGGAGCTGCTCAAATGATAGGCTCTTTGCCTACAGCCCTTGAAATAGGCGGCAAAGAGTATGCCATACACTCGGATTTTCGGGTAATCCTGCGTATCTATTCAGCCTTTGCAGACCCTGAACTTGACGAGCGTGAAAAGTGCTATGTGTGTCTTAAATGCCTTTACGCTGAGGATATCCCACGAGAGCATTTGCAGGAGGCTGTTGACAAGGCTTATTGGTTTGTGGGCGGTGGAGATGTTCCGCAGGAGAGCGTTCAGCCTGCAAAGACTATTGACTGGGAGCAGGACGAGAGTATTATTTTTCCTGCGGTGAACAAGGCGGCAGGCTTTGAAACGAGGACGGTAAAATATCTTCATTGGTGGACTTTTCTTGGCTATTTCAATGAGATAGGCGAGGGGCTTTTTTCGTCTGTTATAGGCATACGGCAAAAGCTTAACAAGGGCAAAAAGCTTGAAAAATACGAGCAGGAGTTTTACAGAAACCACCGCAATATGATAGACCTTAAACGAAAGCTCTCAGCAGAAGAGCAGAGGGCTGAAAACGAGGACAAAGAGTTTCTGAAACAACTGACGGGAGGTGAATGACAATGGCTGACGGGTGCTTGAATTTTGACACCAACATAAACAAAGAGGGCTTTGAAAAGGGCTTGAAAAGCCTTTCCGATATGGTGGGGGATATCAAGCCAAAGCTTAAAAGCCTTGCAATGGCTGTGACGGCAGCATTCTCCGTCAAGAAGCTTGTGGACTTCGGCAGGCAGTCAATAGAAACGGCCTCAGACCTTGCGGAAGTTCAGAACGTTGTTGATACGGCTTTCGGTGAATCAAAGCAGAAAATGGAGGACTTCGCTGACACAGCTGTCAAGACCTACGGCATTTCAAAGCTTACTGCCAAACAAACAGGTTCAAACTTCATGGCAATGGCGGCAGGAATGGGTCTTGCCAATGACAGTGCAAGCGATATGGCTATGGCTCTTACAGGGCTGTCGGCGGATATGGCTTCATTTTATAACGTTGGTCAGGACGTGGCAAGCACGGCTCTGAAATCAATTTTTACAGGGGAAACTGAGACCCTCAAACAATTCGGTATCGTTATGACGGACGCCAACTTGCAGGCGTATGCGCTTTCAAAGGGTATAACGAAGTCAACTGCCGATATGTCGCAGGCTGAAAAAGTTCAACTGAGATACAACTACGTTATGTCACAGACGGCTCTTGCACAAGGGGACTTTGCAAAGACGTCTGACAGCTGGGCGAACCAGACAAGAATACTCTCTGAGCAATGGAAAGAGTTCGGAGCAACTATCGGCACTGTGCTGATGAACGTTCTTTTGCCTGCTGTCAAGGCGATAAACAGTCTGCTTTCACAGCTCATAGCTTTGGCACAGGGGGCAGCGAGGGCACTTTCAGAGGCATTCGGCTTTGAACTAAGCAACAGTGCAGACGAGGCTCAAAGCATAGTGAAAAGCACCTCTCAGGCGGTGGATAATTACAGCGACATAGCCGACAATGCACAACAGACTCAAGAGGCACAGGAAGGATCTCTTGCAAGCTTTGACCAGATGAACAAACTGAATGATGAGAGCAAGTCAGACAGCACTGGGGTCAGCGGTGCTGGGGAGATAATGCAGCCTTCCGGGACTAGCGTTGAGGTGGATACGGGAAAGGCAGATAAAAAGCTGTCTGACTTTTTCAAATCAGTAAGAACTCAGTTTGAAAAGCTTGCAGACTATCTTGACATGAATTTTAAGCCTATTTTCGCCGATATATGGAGCGGACTTGAAAGAGAGAGCATTGAACTTGCTCAGATACTCGGCGGAGTTTTCAGCGATATAAAGTCGCTTTCCGAACCGCTCAAAGCTTATTTTATAAACGATTTTACACCGCTTATGCAGACCGCTTTCAGCACGCTTGGCAAGATAGGCATAGGACTTTTTGACAGCTTCAACAAGGTGTTTTCTGATATCTGGAATGTGGCAGTGTTTCCTATACTGCAAAACTTTCTCACTGTAGGATTACCCCTAATGGCGGATTTTGGCACGCAGACATGGAACACGCTAGGCGTACTGTTTGACAACATAAAAGAGATCTTCGATACCTTGTGGAACGGCGTTGCACAGCCTGTGTTGAACGCCTTGAAAACACTGTGGTGCGATACTTGGCAGAGCATTTCAGACTTTTGGAACGAGTGGGGACAGCCTATATTTGACGGCATAAACGAGGGTATAACCACCACAAAGAACGTATTCCTCAACCTGTGGGAAACAGTCTTGAAACCTGTGTTTGACAAGCTCATGGACGTGGCTGACAGCGTTTGGACGGAGCACTTGAAACCTCTGCTTGATGAGTTTCTCGACTTTGTGGGAACACTTATCACGAGCGTTCTGAGCATTTACAACAAAGCCATAGCACCTGTTGTGAACTGGCTTGTGAGCATACTCGGACCGATAGTCAGCAGTGTGCTTGGCAAGATAATAAAGACAGTAGGCAATGTCATAAGCAATATAATTGACGCCGTGAAGAACATCATTTCAGCACTTAAAGGCGTTGTGTTGTTCATAGCGGGAGTGTTCACCGGTGATTGGAAAAAAGCTTGGCAGGGTGTAAAGAAGATCTTCAAAGGCGTATGGGACGCACTTGTTGACATAGCAAAAACACCTATTAATTTGATAATCGGACTTATAAATGGTCTGACAGGTGCAGTTGAGGACGCAATAAATTGGATAATCGACGGTATAAACGAGCTGAGCTTCACGACGCCTGATTGGCTTCCCGGTGATCTTGGCGGTCAGACATTTGGCTTTGACCTAAGCCAAATTGATATCCCCGAAATACCCAAACTTGCCCAAGGTGCAGTGATACCGCCAAACTCTGAATTCCTTGCAGTTCTGGGCGATCAAAAACGTGGCACGAATATCGAGGCACCGCTGGATACTATCACACAGGCTGTTTTGCAGGCTCTTGTGTCTTACGGTGGAGCAGGCGGAAACCAGAAGATAAGCGTTACCATACCGCTGACTCTCAACGGCAGGACTATCACACAGATAGTTATTGATGATATCAACGACTATATCAAGCGCAACGGCAGGTCGCCAATAAGGGCATAGGAGGTGCAGAAAATGAAAAGCAGAGGACTTATATTCGGCAGCGAAAGGGTCGCCACACCTGCGGAAGTCAGTTTTACAAATAACAAGATATGGTCGAACAATGCAGGGCGAACGGCTAACTGCAAAATGGTGGGCGATATAAGAGCCATAAAGAAAACTGTCACGCTGAAATGGTATCATCTCACAGGCGAGGAGACGGCAAAGCTCAATGAGTATATCTCCAACGTTGACAGTCCGTTTTTCAGTATCACGCTCCTTGATGAGACATTTCAGGAAAGCACTTTTGACGTTTATGCAGGCGACCCAACTTATGAGGTTTTCGGCTGGGACGAGAACAAACAGTTCTGCAAAGGCGTTGCGGTGGACTTGATAATGCAGTAAGGGGGCGTTTGAATGTACAAAACAGGGGAGCTTGTGGCACAGCGTATCGAGAGCTATTGTCGTAGTTGGCGTTTGTGGATAGAGAATGCAGAGGGCGTTATATCAGGTGACAGCATTATGTCAGCTGACAGCTCAATGCAGGCAACATCACTTTCAGACGACATCGAACTAGGTGCCGTGTGTTCGCAATCGTGGAACATGACAATAAGTGACACTGAGACAGCGTTTCTCGGCAAAGAGTATGACACATATCTGTATCTCGTAGACTACGAAACTAGCGGCATACTTGACGACGAAAAGATACCAATGGGGCGTTTCACCTGCGTGAAGTCGAAAAAGTCGGGCGGCAGTGTTCAGCTGACAATGGCGGACAGATTATATTTTTCCGACAAACCATATGTGCCGCATATTCCTATGCCAAACTGGAATAGATCCGTTGAAGACGACATATGCAGACAGCTTGGTCTGCAGAACGGCAATGACTATACAGAGGTGCGACTATTGCGTGACAAGAACGGCAGAAGGTTGATAGATAAGAACGGCAAGGTGCTGTACTCAAAATACTTTTACTTCAAGGTCAGCTCAGTACCGAAAGACGTGACCATGCGGCAAATGCTGTCTTATCTGGCCTCTGCACAGGGTCAGTTCGGCTATGTTGACAGGTACGGAAAATACGTACGAAAGTGGTATGGCAAGAGCGTGAAAATATTGGATAACAACACAATAGACCTGCCTACGCTGTCTGAAAGGCAGAATGTGATAGTGGGCATAATCTGCAAGGTCAGTGATGATGTAACGTTGTCACTTGGTGTGACAGATACAACGCAAGGTCGAGTCTTGGAGTTTGAAAATCCGTACATGACAGAGTCTTTGCTACAATCTCTGTGGCGCAGGATAGGCGGCTTTTCGTGGTACACCACTGAGCTGTACCACAGACTTGGTGACCCACGTTTCGACATAGGTGACGTGGTGACCTACACCAACGGCGCAGACAGCTATGACATACCGATAACAAATTTAGGATTTACCTTTGACGGCGGACTGAGTGCAGATATTTCAGCGGTAGGTCTGAGCGTTGAAGAACAGCTTTAAGGGGGCGAGATAATGGCTGATGAAAATTTGACATTGGCGCAGGATATCACTGAAAATGACTATCCTATGCAACACGCAGGCGAGGAAATCGATGAGATACTGAGCCGAGCCGGCAAGATACACTATGGCACTGTGGAACACAAGATGACGGGAGCAAATGCGCTGATGCGGATACCGCTTGGACTGAATTTTGCGCCTAAGCAGGTAATAGCAACACTACGGCAGACAGACATACCAACACCATACAAGACGTTCTGCACCCACGTTAGTGGTTCGGGAAAGTCGTACTATCTGAACGTCTGCATGGGAGCTAATAACGGGTCAACAGTAAATGTCCCGACAGGAACGTACTATGTGGATTACATTGCGATAGAATAGGGGGGGATTAAATGACAATAACATTAAATGCAGATTATGACGTAACCCTAAGCACAGCACTGCTGGGCTATGTCGGTGAAACTAATGCCCGTCCTGTATCGGTCGAGGGCATGGAGATAGATGGTGCAGACCGCTATGTGCTGACTATCGACTATGGCGACGGCACTGTCTATGAGGTCGATATCACAGGCGGCACATGGACGCCAACCGCAGATATCTTGCGTTCAGCGCAGACAGTCAGCTGTCAGATATGTGCGAAAAAACTGTCAGGCGATGAGTATATTTTAGTAAAAAAATCACGCATATTCCGCCTGAGAATAGGTGCGGCAATAGGCGATAATGCAGTACCGTCACCTGATGTGGCGGTGGACGCACTAGACCGCATAGACGCCATAGGCAGGCAAACGCACGCAGATATGCAGACAGCCGTCACCGCCGCAGAAACGGCTACTACAGCGGCAGAAAACGCTGAGAAATCAGCTACCACCGCAGGAGTATCAGCCGACAAAGCAGAACAGGCGGCAAACCGTGCTGAAACCGCAAAGGCAGCGGCAGAAACGTCCGCAACACAGGCAGAAACCGCCATGCAGGGCGCAGAAACCGCACGCACAGAGGCGGTCACATCACAGAACGCCGCAAAGGTATCCGCAGCCCAGGCGGCAACATCAGCACAGCAGACCACAGCCGACAAGAACATAACAGCAGGTTATGCAAAGACCGCAAAGACCTGCGCTGACAGCACTACGGCAGACAGGCAGGCGGTGCAGGATATGGCTGAACAGGTCACAGCCGACAAGGCTACAGTGGCAGAAAACGCCACCAAGGTCGCCGCAGACCGCAAAGCGGCTGAAACTGCCGCACAGACAGCACAATCCATAGCTGACAGTCTGCCTGAAGATTATGTTACGGCTGTCGGGAAAATTGCTGAAAACACGGCTGAAATTTCTGCGGTAAAGCTGACAGATAAAGAATTGCAAAGACGTGTAAATGCACTGTACGACTTGGGCAATGGTGTGACACACAAATTTGAAACGGACAGCAAAACGGCGTATCAGAAAACTGTGCCTACAGGGGCGAAGCTGATGAGCGTGAAGTCCGTTGGTGGTAGGAGTTTGGTGTGGAATCAGCTGTATAAAAAATTTGACTATGTTGGCGGAGGCACACTTAACTGCAAACCGATTTTTAAATCGCATAAATACTTGCTTCGAGTAGACTATAGCGTTTCAGAAAATACAAAGGTATATCTATATTTCAGAGATGTTCGTTATACGACGGAGACTAATAGGCAGATAACTAAGGACGTAGTTGCTGGTAGTGGAAAAATATCATGGGCTACAAGCCCGTTAGGTGAGCATGGCGATGGCGGTGATTTCGGAGTATTTCGCATTTTGACTGATGCTGATGGTAACCAGAAATTAGACACATCGCCGTTCAGTAATCATGAAATTTTCGATTTAACCGCCATGTTCGGTGCAGGGCTTGAACCCACAAGTGTTGAAGAATTTGAGAAAATATTCCCTAATGACTACTATCCATATAATGCTGGTGAAATTGTTAGTGCTGGCACGGAAGAGATTGTGGAGCAGGGGAAGAATTTGTTCGACTACACTGACAAAATTTATTACGGGGCAAATGTAAACAAGGTTGAGAATGGCATTGTTTACACAAAGGGTTTAACAACAGCTGTTCTAAATATTCCGACTATCGTCGGCAATAAATATACACTGTCATTCAAAGTAAAATCAAATGCAGCTAATCAGGGTGGTTTGAGGTGGTCAATACAAAAGGGGAAAAACACATCATACGCACATGATAGTTCGCTGATAAAGTCAGAGGTAGGTTATGCGGCAAACACAGAATATCAGGCAGTAGCTACGTTCGTAGCCGACACTGATTTTGTGTCATTGTGTACCATAGTGGGCATGGTCTATGACGTTCAGCTAGAATTGGGTGATACTGCTACCGATTATTCCCCATTCTATCAGACCGCCCACCCTATCCCCGAAGCTATCCGCAGCTTGCCTGGCTACGGCTGGAGTGCAGGAACGGCTAAAAACTATATTGATTATGAGAATAAAAAATACTACAAGTGTATAGATAGTATGGACTTAGGAACGGTGAACTGGCAGGTCGAAACTAGCCCTACTTTCGGCACATACTTCAGCACGTTTGTTGACTCAAAAAAATTCAAAAAAATTGGAGATTTTACACAAAAGCGGCACAATATTTTGTGCGATAAATACCTTACTGTCAAAAGAGATGTTAAAGAGTATGTTGATAAGACAATTCTATTAGATGGAACGGTATCTATTGTTACACAAATTCAGGTCAAAGATTCAGCCTACACCGATGCCACCGCATTCAAACAGGCAATGCAGGGTGTTATTCTATACTACGAACTAGCAACCCCAATCGTAACCGATATATCATCGTTAATACCCGATGATTTTCTGCGAAATATCGAAGTCGAAGCAGGCGGTAGCATAACGTTCAAAAACAACAACGACAGCTATCACATACCAGTACCAAGCGAGGAAGAGTACATCGTGAAGCTGAGTGAAGTGGGAGGTACAACATGACGGATTTAGAAAAATCTATGGTTGAGAGCATGGGGCTGACGGAAGATAACTTCAACAAACCAAAGGTAACCGAGATAGACAGGATAAAGGCAAACGTTGATTTTCTGGCTATGCTGAACGGCGTTGAGTTGGAGGTGAGCAGCGATGAGTAAGAACTACGTCAAGGTCAAGAGATACTATGACAGTTGTTTGTGGTCGGTTGCTATGGTACACGCCGCCGTCGGCAAGTGGATCACGGCTGAGGAGTATGAGATGATAACAAAGGAGGTATACCATGAAGCAGAAGTTAGCGAAACTCATTGACGTAAAGTCGATAGTAACTATCCTGCTGACGGCGGTGTTTTGCGTGCTGGCACTTCGCCGCACGATAACTGCAGAACAGTTCATCACGGTGTTTACTGTGGTGATATCGTTCTACTTCGGAACGCAGTCAGCTAAAAGAAAGTCAGGTGATGACGAGTGACGGAAGCAATTATCGTTGCACTGATAACAGCTATTTCGGCGGTAGTGTGTCAGCTCGTTATAGCATCTAACAGTCGTAAGACTATGCAGCAGGCACAGTACGACAGCCAAAAGCTTATTGAGTATAAGATTGATAAGTTGTCTGAGCGTGTGGACAAGCACAATTCCGTTATTGCTCGGACTTACAAGCTGGAACAGGATTATGCTTTGATCGACGAGAAAATCAAGGTGGCTAATCATAGAATTGACGATTTGGAAAGGAAGTGATTTTTATGGCAAAGACATTCAAGGGTATTGACGTTTCACAGTATCAGCAGAACATTGACTTCAAGAAGGTCAAGGCTTCGGGGGTCGATTTCGTTATCATTCGTGCAGGCTTCGGCAAGTACGCTAATCAGAAAGACCCATATTTTGAGAAAAACTACAAGGCGGCAAAGGCGGCAGGGCTGAAAGTTGGTGCTTACTGGTACAGCTATGCGGCGAGTGTCGAGGACGCAAAGGCAGAGGCTCAGATTTGTATCAACGCTATCAAGGGCAAAACGTTTGAGTATCCGATATACTTTGACCTCGAGGAGCGTTCACAGTTCGCAAAGGGCAGAGCATTTTGCAACAGCCTTGTCAAGACTTTCTGCAATGCACTTGAACACGCAGGCTACTGGGCAGGACTGTATATCAGCCGTTCGCCTTTACAGCAGTACATATCTGCCTACGTCGCTAAGAGATATGCTCTTTGGGTCGCTGAGTACGGCTCACGCTGCAACTACGGCAGAACATATGGTATGTGGCAGTACACAAGCAGTGGCAAGGTCAGCGGTATCAGCGGCAATGTTGATATGGATATCTGCTATGTGGACTATCCTGCAAAGATAAAAGCAGCAGGGCTGAACGGCTTCAAGAAGCGGGCTATCAGACCGACTAGCAAGCCGACTACAAGCTCCACCAAGAAGACAGTGACTTATACGGTGAAACGTGGAGACACGCTCTCGGGCATCGCACGGCGCTACAAGACTACTGTTGCGAAGCTTGTCAAGGACAATGGTATCAAGAACGCTAATCTCATTTATGTGGGGCAGAAGATAAAAATCAAGTAGGTAGTAAGACAGCCGACAAGGAATAACCCCTGTCGGCTGTTTTTGTTATGAAGCACCAAAGCACTATGTTCTATTTCTGATAACTGCTGATTAAAACAACATCAACAATTTAGGAAAACTTTTTTGAAAAATCACTTGACAAAGTTAAATTGATGTGTTATAATAGTATCATCGAAGGGAGGGCGTAAAAGATGTTGACAGAAATCGGCAAATTTCTCAGAAGATATCGTATTGACAATGGTCTCCTGCTTAAGGACATGGCTGGTAAAGTTGGAGTTACATCAGCCTACTTGTCCGCTGTTGAAAATGGCAAGAAACGGCCAACCGAAGATTTAGTGGGTAAGATCATAAACGCTTATGATTTGGATTCGGAAAAGGCAATAGAGCTTAAGGAAGCTTATTTCCGGAGCGTAAACGAAATCTCAATTAGCACAGCTGGGTATTCGACCGAGCAAACAAATTTGGGACTTATCTTTGCACGGAAGATTGACTCGCTTACAAGTGATGAGATTAACAGTTTAATTAAAATTCTTGATAGTAAGAGGTGATCAGTATTGAGTCAATTCATCGCAAAACCGATGAGCACAGATGACATTTTACATTTGACCAACAGACTTCGCAGAAAACTCAACTTATACGATCGTACATATTTTCCGATTGTTGAGTTCATAGAAACTGTGTTGCCTGAAATAGACCCAAAATTTTCGTATTTATATGTTGCTAAAAATGAGATGCCCGATACATACGCATATTTTGATAACGTGGCAAACAGTATTGTCGTCCGTGAAGATGTTTATGATAGAGCGTTAAATGGTAGTGGACGTGACAGGTTTACGTTGGCACACGAGCTAGGGCATTATGTTCTTCATAGTTCAGGTGTGCAGTTGTGTAGGAGTGACGGCGGACGTGTTGTTACATATTGTGATCCAGAATGGCAGGCTAACACATTTGCAAGCAAATTGCTTATGCCGGATCATCTGATATACACGCTGACACCGTCAGAAATTTCAAAAGAATTTGGCACGTCTTATCAGGCAGCAGAAATTGCTCTATATAAAGCAAAAAAAGCCAAGCTCGCAACTTGA